TAACTGAAAGATGTTTAATCACTCAAGGTGCAAACAACTTTATGTTAATGAAGTAAACTATTTTTAAAAGACCGGGGCTTCGGCCTCGGCCTTTTATTTTATTAATTTTATTATATATTATATTATGGCAAAAAAAACAAAAAAAGAAAAAAATGATTTCTACGCTGGAGACCCAGGTGATGAACACGTAGGAAAAATAGCTGTTGAAACACCAGTTGTTGAAACACCAAAACCTAAAAAAGTTGAATCTAAAAAACCAACTTGGGAAATAAAAGATAGGGTTTACAATTTAAAATCAAATAGAAAACCGTTATCTTACATGTTAAAAACTAACGGCATATATTATTTTGACGAAGAAAAAGGTTATGAAAGAGAAATAAAATATTGTGAAAATCAAACAACTCCTTTTGTAGATGAAATGAAAGGTGATCAAAGATTAGCGCATATTATATTTAGAAACGGAGCTTTGTACGTAGAAAAAGAAAAAACAGTTTTACAAAAGCTTTTATCTTTATATCACCCTCATAGAGATAATATATATACAGAATACAAACCTGTCGAAGAGGCTGCTAATGAAATAGAAATATTAGAATTAGAAGCAGACGCTATAATTTTAGCTAGGCAAATAGATATTGAAATGGCAGAAGCTATTATGCGCGTAGAAAAAGGCTCTGAAGTATCTAAGATGAGTTCTAAAGAACTTAAAAGAGATTTGCTAGTATTTGCTCGTAATAATCCTTCTTTGTTCTTAGAATTAGCTGCTGATGATAATGTTGTTCTTAGAAACTTTGGTATTAAAGCTGTAGAACTTGGTATTATTAAGCTGTCTAACGATCAAAGAAACTTTTTATGGGCTTCAAACAGCAGACCTATAATGACAGTACCATTTGACGAGCATCCATACACTGCTTTAGCACATTGGTTTAAAACTGACGAAGGTATGGAAATATATGCAAATATAGAAAAAAGATTAAATTAATCTAACTGTAGTGGTAGTCGCCCTACGGGGCGATTACAAACTACAAACTTATATTATATGGAAAATAAAAAATCAAAAGGTTTGGGTGATACTGTAGCAAAAATAACAAAAGCGACTGGTATAAAAAAAGTAGTTGACACTGTTGCTAAAGCTACAGGTAAAGATTGTGGGTGTGAAAAAAGACAAGAAACTTTAAATAGATTATTTCCTTATAACAATTAAAAATAAATTATGGCAGTAGGTATAAACAATGTATATAAAAAAGTTTTATCATTAGCTAATAAAGAACAAAGAGGTTATATTACGCCTCATGAGTTTAATACATTTGCTGATCAAGCTCAGTTAGAAATATTTGAACAATATTTTTATGATAAAAATCAGTTTTCTAGAGTTAAAGGTAATGAAAGTGAGTATAGCGATATGATTTCTAATTTAGATGAAAAAATATCTATATTTGAAAGCACTGCTCCTATTAATTCTGCCGGAGAGATTAACGCTGCTGATTTTTATAGATTAGGAACTGTTATATTCGCTGGAACTAGCGGTGCTTTTGGTGGTGGTACTATAGTTGAAGAAGTTCAACAAAATGAAATATTAAATCTAAACAGATCGTTATTAATGGCGCCAACTTCAAGTAGACCTGTTTATATTAGAGTATCACAAACAGTAGTTCAAAGCTTTCCAGACTCAACAATGAATGATTTAAGTTGTACTTATATAAAAAAACCTAAAAAGCCTCAATGGGGATATGTAGTTATTAATGGTAGAGCTATGTACGATGGAGATGCTACGGTTACAAGTAATTTTGAGCTACATAGTTCTGAAGAAAACGAATTAGTTTATAGAATACTAAAACTTGCTGGAATTGCTATAAAAAGAAATGATATATCAAGCGCTGGTCAAGGATTAGAAGTCGCGCAAGTTCAACAAGAAAAACAATAATAAATGGGACTACAACAGTATACACCTAGAGAATATTACGAAGATGGTATTGGCTCAGGACAATATCAATTTACTCCTCTTCAGCAAGTAATAACAAACTTTGAAATAGCATATGTTGGTGAAGATAAACTTATACCAAAAGTAAAAAGAACTGATATTATTTTTCATGCACAAAGAGCTTTAGCTGAATTATCTTTTGACGTTCTTAGATCTTGTAAAGCAGAGGAATTTGAAGTACCCGCTTCTTTACAAAAATTATTACCGATAGATTATGTTAACTACACTCAAGTATCTTGGGTAGATAGCGCTGGTATTAAACATAGAATATATCCAGAAAATAAATCATCTAATCCAGACATACACCCTTATCAAAACGAAGAAGGTCAATACGCTTTATCAATACAAGCTAAGCTTACTCACAACTCAGAAATATTTGAGTTAGTTGGTGATTGGCGTTCTCAAATAGTTATTGGCATGCGTTTTGCTAAACATCCTTATATAGCTAAACAAAGTTATGTGCATAATATATCTTATAACTCTACTACAGATGTCACTTCTGTAACTATAAAAAATCAATTTGGTGAAGTAGTTAGAAAAGCTGGTACTTCTCCAGGTACAGATCCAATACCATTAAATACTTTTACAGGTAATAGAGATGCAGTTGTAGAGTTAACAATACAAAGACAAACTATGTTAGGTTTGTCAAGATCTGTAGATAGTACATATTTTGAAACTACAGTAGCGCAATTTGCTAATGGCTCAATAACCTCTGGTACAACTGGTCAAAATGCTTTATCTGATGGTGGTGAAGCAAATGGTGATAGTATTATAGTAGTTAATGATACATCAGGCATTAAAAAAGGTATGATAGTTTCTCATCCTGGTTTTCCTAACGCGCCTAATACAACACCAGTTGTAAGGGTGGTAAATATAGGTACTAATCACGTTGAGTTTTCTTCTCCTTTAGCTTATAACGCTAGTAGTGGAAGTACTATAGGTTTTATTGATACTACTAATCCTGATTCTACTACTTGGGAAAATTATAAATCATCAAGTCTTTCTGAAAATACTATTAATGATTATCAAGATTATCAAAATGATATATACTGGCCAAATGAAGGTAAAAGATATGGTTTAGAACCAGAGCGAGCACAAGTTAATGGTTATTTTTATATTTGTGGAGCAAGTAAAATACATTTTAGTTCTAATTTAGCCGGTAGAACTGTAATAGTAGATTATATAAGTGATAATCTTGATTATGAAGGTAATATGGTTGTACCTAAACTAGCTGAAGAAGCTTTGTATAAATCTGTTATTTACGCTATATTATCTACTAGAGCTAATATTCAAGAATATGTAGTTAGAAGATTTAAAAAAGAAAAGTTTGCGGCTGTTAGAAACGCTAAAATAAGAATATCAAATACTAAATTAGAAGAAATTACTCAAATTTTAAGAGGTAAGTCGAAACAAATAAAACACTAGTACATGCCAGATATTAAAAATCAGTTTACCGGTGGTAAAATGAACAAAGATCTTGACGAAAGACTTGTTCCCAAAGGTGAATATAGAGATGCAATGAATATACAAGTGTCAACTTCAGAAGACTCTGATGTTGGAGCTGTTCAAAATATACTAGGTAATATACCAGGTTGTGTATACGAAAATATATTAGATAATCCAATAGTAGAAGGCTCTACTACTGTAAGTTCTATATCTGACGAAAAAAATGATTCTTTATATTGGTTAGTTGCTGGTCCTACTGATGCTGATTTTGATGTACTTAGTTTAGATACTCAGCACCAAACCGTTTCTTTCAAAGACTTAATAATGCGTACTAATAGTGATACGTCAATAGCGGAATCTGGTTGTGAACCTGTTTTTGTAGACAAATGGAAGTATTGTACATTATTAACACCAGCAACAGTTTCTACTCTTACTAACTCTATAGTGTTTGATGATACTAGTTTGTACTCTAATATAATACCTGGTATGCAAGCTACAGGTTTTTCAAACGGTGCATCTGTTTTTGGCCCAAGGTTAGTTACTAATGTTGGTACTTTAAATTTTATACCAATAAACTATCAATCAAACACTGTTGTAAATCAAATTAATGTCACAGATACTTCTTCTCAATTAAATGTTCCCGTTTATTTACGAACATTTGCTGGTTGTGCTGCTACGTTCTTAAGCCCAGGTCAACCTAATCCTAATTTTTACAATGCAATAACAGGCCCTGGTTTTCATGCTGGTAATGCTACTTTATGTCCTCCTCACTCAGCTGATCTACTTAATATACCTCAACCTACAGATTTAGCTTCTAATACACAAAACTTACAATTACTAATTCCAATGCAAACACCAGCTGGACAGCAAGTTAGTCTTCCTGGTAGTTTTGTAGCTGGCGCACAAATTGATTTTGCTCAATCTACTTCTGGTGGTAGTCCTGTTGGTTTTAATATATTTACAAACTCTACAATAGTAAGTATAACTCCTAATGTAACTTTAGATCCTACTTATGCTTTTTTCAGCGCTACATATGGTAGTGGTCCTACTTCTTTTGTAGATTATTATGTAATAGAAGTTGATACTGGTCCTCAAGTTGTTGATACAACTCAGCTAATACCTGATACTACTCATTATCCTAGTCAAGTACATAATTTTGAACCTTTATATATTGAAGTTACTTCACAAGTAAATCAAAATGTACCTGGTAGCTCTATAGAAGTTTATGCTAATTCTCAACAATGGCTAAATGAAATATATGAAATATTCTACCAACCAGGTACAATATTACCTGTTTCTGGTGCTACACCTTCAATTACAATTGATAATAGTGTAGGTGCTGGCGGTTTGTTCCCTCCCAACTCTTGTATTGATCCTGGTTCTATTATTGATCCAGCATATGGATTTAGTCTTGGACCACCTATACAGTACAATACTACTTACGATATAGTAGACTGTAATACTTACGCGCCGGTAACACCAAGTGGTTTTAACAACTTTAGATCACTTCCTTTAACTTTTTTTGTTCAAAATCAATTTGCTCCTGATGCTGTATATTTAAACGCAACTGTTGAATTAAAAGATGTTGATACTATTTGTTTTGAAAATCCACGACGTGTTTTAAACTTTGACGCTAGTAGGTTAATAACAGGAATAAATATTGTTGATGACATGTTATTTTGGACTGACAATTTTACTGAGCCAAAAAAAATAAACATACCACGTAGTATAGAAGGAACTGATCCTGCTGGTGATACTCATACAGCTGTTGTTAATAGTGCCACTGGTTTATCTTTATCAAACTATAATCCTATACAAGAAGAACATATAACGGTTATTAAGAAAAGCCCTAAATCATCTTTAACAATGGATTTAAGGTCTTTTAGAAATCCTGATCAAAACTACTCTGGTATAGTTACTATCTCTGACGAAACAAATATTGCTGACTCTAGCTTATGGCAACAAGTACAAAGTTTTGCTACTACTGGTACAGGTAACACAAATCATCCTTATGATTTTTCTACTTTTACTACAGAAGAAGGTAATAACATCATGTATGTTCAAATACAAACAGACTTAGATGGAAACTCTAATTTTAACTTAGATAACTGGAAAGTAGGATCAAAAGTTGTATTGAAAGAGTTTGATGCAAATGGAATACCACCACAAATACCTATTAATGACTATACTATAAAAGGAGTTATTATTGGTTGGGATTATACGAATAGCTTAGGTAATACTGTAGATGCTAATAGCTTTACATCTTCTGCAGCTCCTTATGGCGCTAAAGTTGCTATAAAAATTAATAGTATTTCTAGACCACCACAATTAGCTATAAGTGGTACTTTAAATTTTGCTATAGATTTATTTGATGAGTCTGAAAAATTATTTGAGTTTAAATTACCTAGATTTTCTTATAGATATAAATTTGAAGATGGTGAATATTCTGCTTTTGCACCTTTTACTAGTGTAGCTTTTCTTCCTGGTTCGTTTGATTATCATCCTAGAAAAGGTTATAATCTAGCTATGACAAACAATGTGAATCATTTGTTTTTAAGAGATTTTATAACTGAAGATATGCCTTTAGATGTTGTTGCTATTGACATTTTATATAAAGAAGATTCTTCACCAGAAGTATATGTTGTAGAAACAATAAAACCTGATTCAGATCCTACTGTTAACGATTTTGGTAATTTAGTAACAAACTGGACTTTAAATGAGTATAGAATTGATAAGGAAAATATAAAAGCAATTTTACCTTCTAATCAATTGTTACGACCATTTGACAATGTACCTAAAAAAGCTCTAGCACAAGAAGTTACTGGTAGTAGAATTGTTTATGGTAATTACGAGCAAAATTATAACTTAACTAATGGTAATTCTCAATACAACCCTGTTTTTCAAGTTGAACTTGCAAACGAAGAGTCTTCTACTGTTAAATCAATAAAATCTTTACGAGAATATCAACTTGGTGTTGTTTTTACAGATGAGTATGGTAGAGAAACACCTGTAATATCAAATACCTCTGGTACTTTTAAAATAGATAAAAGCTTAGCTATTAAAAACAATAGGTTACAAGTAAGATTAAACAACGCTAGTATACCGCTAGACATGAAGTATTTTAAGTTTTATATTAAAGAAACTTCTGGTGAGTATTATAATATGGCTATGGATCGATATTACAACGCTGAGGATGGTAATATTTGGGTGTCTTTTGCTTCTTCAGATAGAAATAAAGTTGACATAGATTCGTTTTTAATACTTAAAAAAGGTGTTGATTCAAACGAGTTGATTGAAGATGCTGCTAGGTTTAAAGTTATAGCTATAGAAAACGAAGCTCCAGATTTTATAAAAATTAACAAAACTATTATATCTAGTGTTACACACGCTGCTGCTGTTAATGTTTTCCCTGACGGCGCTAGTGAACTACCTACCGTTGGTAGTAAATTCTTTTCAATTGGCTGGTGGGATGGAACAGGAACTGGTATTCACATACATAGTAATAGTTCTATAAAAAATATACATAATTCAACTGATGACTCTGAATACTGGTTTCAAATTGTAAATAGTACTAACACTGAGTCATCTATACCAATGAGAATATCTAAAATAGATTTAAGTGATGATCTTGGTGTAAATTCTTCAAATGCAGTAAATTGGAATATAACTTTAGAAAAACCGTTTGCAGATGATATTTTAAAATTTACTGATTCTCCTAATGATCCTAACAATGTAACTCAAATACAGTTTGGTAATAAAGCTGTATTTTGGGAGTATAAAAAAGATAATGCTGCTAAGTTTGATGGAAGGTTTTTTGTTAAAATATTTGAAGAAGATGTATTTACTAAGTATATAGTAAACAACCCTAGTAGTACTTCACTAACAACTTACAACTACACGCCTAGTATTTCTCAAAAAATATATTCATTTAGAAAAGACAGACATGATCTTGCTTGGAGCAATGCTACTGGTACACTTCCTGGTGGTGCAAGTGGTAACTTTATAGCTACTAATGCTAACAATAACAACCCTTTATGGCAAGACATAATACAAGCTACAACTAATACAGGTAATAATTATGGTAACTCGGGAAGTAACTGGTTAGCTCATTGCGCTTTTTTTAGAGGTTTAAATTTACATAAAGCACAAGTAAGTGGAGATGGAACAGGTGTTGTTGTTTTTGACCAACATGCTATAAATCAAAGAAAAGCTTATGAGACAATGGATTTGCATGGTGGATCTGATTATTTAGAGTTTGAAGACGTTTGGTTTGTTGATGGAGAAACTAGCGAGGGTAGATTTACAACTGATTGGGGTGGTTATTATACCGATACTAACTATACTGGTTATGGTATTGATACTACTGCTACTACTAGCGCTATAATGGATTTAGGTTTTGGTGGTATACAACCTGAAGAAAGAAAAGATTCTGGTGGTCAATGGATATATTGGCCTTGGCAAGCTGACAATCTTAGTCTTAATGTTGATACTGATTTTTATGAATTATCAAATAATAATCACTATGATGTTGAAGCTGGTGTTTTTGCTGATTTATTAACAAACGCTACTACTTTTAGATGGAAACAAGATCCAACTAATCAATATCTTCAAACTAATAGCCAGCAAGAATTTAATTTGATAAGACATGAAGCTGACTTTGATCTTGAACAACAATACGCAAATGCTAGAGGCTTTTCTGCAGCTATTGGTAATATTATTAATAATAATGGATATGTACAGTCAACTTTTTATAGACCAGATAATTTTAGTAAAAACTATAGATTAGGATTTGCTGATCATCAAGATAGCACGCAGGCTATAAAATTTAATCCATATACTTATGGATATATTAATAATGGTTTACAAATACCACTTGTTGTAAGCACGGTCACGGCTAATAATGAAATAACTGTTGCTGGTTTATCTAACCCTGATTTAAACCCTGCTTATGGAATAAGAAAAATATATCCAGGTATGGTGTGGGACACGTCTGATACTAGTGTAGGTTTTCCTGTTGGAGCTACACCTATTTTTACTTCTAGTTGGACTGCTAGTAGCCCTAATACTGATGACGGTGCTATTGTTTCTGAAATAGATGAAGCTACAAATACTATAAAATTTAAAGTCTACAATGGATCATGTCCTTCGTGTACTTTCCCTACTTTAGTTCCAGGTGATGTTATAGTTATCAAACAATTTGGTATGAATGGTTTAAGTCGTAATTCTGCTAAAAATATTAATTACTGGAATAATGGTGAAGGATTTAACAATGCTAACAATGGTGTTGATGCTGTAGGTTTTGATCTTGAAATAGTAGATAGTTCAAGCAATACAAAAGAAGTTGAGTTTCCTCGTTTTCCTGCTATATTTGAAACAGAGCCAAAAGAAGAAAAAGATTTAGATATTTATTTTGAAATAACAGATAATATACCAACATCGCTAGACGTAGATACTATATCTACTGTTTTACCAATTGGTAGTATTGTAGAAATAAGAAGTCAAGATCCTGATGTAGGTACTTTAGGCAATGGGGTAATACCTTTTAGTGAAGGTATTAGTGTTGTTAATAACACTCATAATGGTACTGGTAGAGATATAATAGTAAATGCAGATTTAGGCTCTGGTTCTTTTGGTAGTGGTACTATAATTCCTGGAGATAAAATAGTAGTACAAAAACCAAATGGAGATATTATAGAAATAGAAATTAGTGCTATTGGTATTGCTGGTACAACTGGTAATTTTACAACTACTTTTGAATTAATAACAAATTTATTAAAACAAAAAGTAACTTCTGGTTGGTATAATTGTTATTCATTTGGTAACGGTGTTGAATCTAATAGAGTTAGAGATGCTTTTAATTTAACTTACATGAGAGATGGTGTTAAAGCTTCTGCTACTTTAGATACTGAATATAAATCTGAACGTAGAAAACATGGATTAATATATTCTGGTATTTACAACTCTAATAGCGGTGTAAATAATTTAAATCAATTTATACAAGCTGAAAAAATTACTAAAGATATAAATCCTATTTACGGTAGTATACAAAAATTATACTCTGGTTGGGGACAAAGCGGTGATTTAGTTACACTTTGTGAAGATAGAGTTTTAAAGATATTAGCTAATAAAGATGCTTTATTTAATGCTGATGGTGATTCAAACGTTACTGCTACTAATAGAGTTTTAGGTACTGCTACACCTTATTCTGGTGAATTTGGAATATCAGAAAATCCAGAGTCTTTTGCAGCTGAGTCTTATAGAGCTTACTTTACAGATAGAGTTAGAGGTGCTGTTATTAGATTATCTATGGATGGTTTAACAGCTATATCAGAAGCTGGTATGAAAGATTGGTTTAGAGATAATTTAAAATTATCAACTAAGCTTATAGGTAGTTACGATGATAGAAAAGATCAATATAATATAACCTTGTCAGAAACAAATGACACTTCTATATTAAATATTGGTACTGCTAGAACAGTTTCGTTTAAAGAAAACGTAAAAGGTTGGACTAGCTTTAAATCTTTTATTCCTGAAAATGCTAATAGTTGTGCTAATGAGTATTACACTTATTTAGATGGTAATTTATGGAAACATCATGTTGAGCAAATAGATAGTAATACAGGTTTAGAAATAAATAGAAATACTTTTTATGGTGTTTTTACACCAACAAGTCTTAGCGTAATAATTAATGATTCACCTGGAGTTATAAAAACATTTCACACTTTAAATTATGAAGGAACTCAATCTAAAATAGATGAGCTAAGAAGTTATGATACAACAGATATTGCTACTGGACTTGTAAGAGATACTATTTATAATGATGAGTATTATAATTTAAATGACGTAAAAGGTTGGTATGTTAAAAACATTAACACTAATTTAGAACAAGGTGGTTTACCTGAGTTTATTAAAAAAGAAGGTAAATGGTTTAACTATATAAGAGGTGCGGTTGGTAGTGTAATTGATACAGAACCTACTGAAAATATAATTGGAGGTTTTGATAACGCTGATTTTTCTTTTCAAGGTATAGCTAGAGTAGCATCTGTTATATCTGGAGCTCCCGTGCCAGGTTGTACAGACAATGGTTTAGCTTTAAACGGTGCTGGTGTAGTTAATGACATTGATGGTGATGGACAACCCGCTTTCAATTATGATCCTAACGCAACTGTAGATGATGGATCTTGTGTAGCTATAATTTTAGGTTGTATGGATCCGTATGCAACTCTTCCTAACGGCAATGGTTATAATCAAAATGCTAATACTTCTGATCCTTCTCAGTGTATTTACTATGGTTGTTTAGATGATGGTACAGATCCTAACTTTACAGCAAACGGCGTAGCAAGACCAGCTGGTTACACTGGTCAAGCTTTAAATTATGATATAAACGCTACGCATCAAGGCTCTGTAGTTTGCACTTATATTTCTGCAGTTGCAACTCCTGGTTGCACAGATGATGGTAGTGATCCTAATTTTCCAGGTAGACCTTCTGGATATTCTGGACCAGCAGGTAATTACGATCCTAATGCTACTGTTGATGATGGAAGCTGTACTTATCCTGTAGTAGGTTGTATGGATCCTATGGCTCAAGGATTTGATCCTTTAGCTACTGTTTCTGACTTTTCATGTATATATCCTGGCTGTATGGATCCTTCTGCTGATAATTATAGTTTTGGAGGAGCACTTCCTGCTGGAAGCCCTTTTGGTTGGGTTTGGTATCCTGTTGTATCTAATCCTCCTGTTGACAACACAACAACACCTATTGTAGAAGAGTATGAGCAAGGTACAGCTGTAGATAATGGTAGTTGTGTATATGGAACTGGTGTAATACTTGGCTGTACTAACGCAAGTGCTTGTAACTATGATACTTTAGCTACTCAAGACGATGGATCGTGTAATTTCTGTGGTGATTCTAGCACTCATGTTTTAAACTATGATGGTGCAAACGCGACTTGTACTAGTGGTTGTATTTATTGTAACGCACCTACTATTAATTCTGTTACTGTTTCAGGAATAGTAGCGTCGTTTGATTTAACAGGTGTTACGCCTAGCGTTTCAATAGCTGATTCTGTAGAGTATAGAATTACTATTTGGTTAGACGATGGAACAGGAAATCCAACTGGACTACCAATTACACAGCTTAATAGTTTTACAGGTTTACCAATGGTAAATAGCACTACGCTTCAGAGCGCTAGTTCTGGATCAACTGCTTTACAAGCTGGAAATAGCTATATCGCACTTCCAAGAGTTCGTTGTAGCACTGCAACTTTAACTACAAACGTTTTTTCACAATTTGGTAGTCCAACTTTATTTTCTATACCAAGTACGGGACCAGGTCCAGGTCCAGGCCCAGGTCCAGGTCCAGGTCCTACGCCAACACCTGGAGTATCTGGTTGTACAGATCCTATAGCTTGTAATTTTGATCCTACAGCTTCTATTGACGATGGTTCTTGTACATACCCTGCGACTAATGCTAATTGTAGTGGAAATTGTTTACCTGGATATGTTGATGCGTTTGGATTAGGTGTTTGTGTGGCTTGTGCTTATGGTTGTACTGATGCTTCGGCTAACAACTATGATTCTACAGCAACATGTGATGATGGTTCATGTACTTTTGGACCTGTTTCAGTACCTGGTTGTACTTATGGCTTAGGTGGTGGCGCTGGTTATAATTCTCTTCCAAGTTGGGGCGCTCTTATAAATGATGGTGGTCCTAACACTAGTTCATCTTGGTTCCAATTATACGGTAGTTTAGCTAGTTTTGGATTATCTGTTCCGGCTGAAGCAAATAATTTTAATGCATCAGCTAATGTTGATGATGGATCTTGTCAATTTGGTCTTGTACAAGGTTGCACACATCCTCTTGCTGTTAATTATAATCCAGCGGCGTCAATAGATCCTAATAATGTATATCACCAAAACATGCAAGTAGGTTATACTCCAGTATCAGGTAATCTTTATTATAGTAGATTTGATGCTTTAGCGTGTAAATTTGAAGGATATGGAGGTGAAAATAGTCTTCCTTATGGGCAAAAAGTTTTCCGTCTACAAGTTAAACATCCGACCAGTAACAAATGGGGTTGGGACACGCAAGATGCTAGTGGACAATACCTAGCTAACTATGGAATTGATAATGGAGGTTTAGCTGATCCTGCTACTGATTTTATTGAAATTACAGATTCAGCAGGAAATATTATTAATCAAGGTGCGCATAGTTGGATGGGTGCATTTCAAAATCAAGGTGAAATAAATCCTAATTCTGTATTTACAGGTCAAAACAACGCTGGAACAATTGGTGGCTCATTAGGATACGTTACATCTACTTTAGCAGGTATTCAACCAACAGGTCAAAGCATACTTTTCCCTATGCCATATACTGTTGTTCCAGGCCCTCACGTTTCTTTCCAGCCATCAAATGGTACAATACAAGGTTTTCCTATGAACAAATATAGAGCAATTGTTTGGGATGGTGGTGTTAATGCTAATACTAATTCTCCTTATATTAATACTGCTAGTTCTAATAATTATGAAATTAGAGTTTTTAATTTGCCTTGCCAAAACGCAACTGGAACATCGGCTGCTGGTCAATGTTGTAGCAACGGAAATTTATATATTTACGGTTTACCAGCTGGATCAGCAATACAACAATGTCAATAAAATAATAAGTTATGCCTATATCAACGTTAATATTTAATACATCATTAAACTCTAGCTTACAAATTGGAGATTTAGTTTATTATACATCACCTAGTCAGTTACCTACTAGTTCTATATATCAATCGGTTACTTCTGGTGTAACTAAATTTGGTGTTGTTAGTGATATAAGAGATATAGATTTATTAACAGGTTTACCACTTGACCAACCAGAAATAGATGTTGTACATGACGCTAACATTCCAGCGCCACTAGCTAGTGATTATATAATGTTTGAAAAAGATAAACAAGTTAACTCATCTAGCTTAATAGGTTATTATGCAAAAGTTGACTTAGAAAACACTTCTGATACTAAAATAGAGATGTTTTCACTAGGCTCAGAAGTTACAGAAAGTAGTAAATAAAAAAAATAAATTATGACATATCACTACGGAGGTTCTTCAGGTGCTAGAAGAAGAACAACTACACAAACAACAACTACAAGAACTACTACGCAGTCAGCGGCTCAGCAAATGGCTAATCAAAACGTTGTGTCAAATACCTCTCAAGGTGCTGCAAGGTTGCCAAATATTTTAACTTTTATTAATGAAGTTCCTTTATTTAGAACTTTACAGTCTGCTTTAGAGTACGGACAGTCGGTAGGCTTAGAAGGTTATCATACTCATGTTTTTTCAAACATAACTGGTTATATGGCTGGAATAGATCACAATCAAGCTATGAGAAATAAACAAAATATGGTGATAAAAAGTTTTGATATAGATTTGTCTAATTTACCAGCAAGCGGTGAAGAAAGAGTTTTTAATATATCTGGTGACAAAGGTAGTGAGTTTATTTTAGAAGTAAAAGATGCTACAACTGGAAATTATTATAATTTTCAAACAAAATCTTTTCAGACTGCAAAATCAAAATTAGAAACTTCTATTATTAGTAATGTTTATAGAGGATCTATTACTTTTCCAGCTGTAACAGGAACTGATGATACTTATGATATTTTTTTATACGCAAAACCTGGTACTGCTCACGCGGAGTACAAAGAAGTTAGATTTTTAGATGACACTGTAGATATAAATTCATCTACAGGTTCTAACTCACTAATGATGCAAAAAGTTATATATCAATATGACACTATAACATTAACACTACAAGGATATTCTCCAAATTCTACATTAAGTGGTACTTTTTCTACTACAACTATTGACACTGATAATAATGCTGCTAGACAAAGTGCTGCCTTTTCAATTACTGCAACTGCAAATGCAGCTAGTGCTTACAAAATTATTAAACAACCAACAATACAAGATTTAGTTTCTATATCTTCTTTAACTGTAAGTAGTAATCCAGAAAATTTACCAGGAGAAGATGTATTTCCTACGGTAACGGGTACTACTACAGCTAGTCCTGCTATAACTGGTGGTGGTAGTGTTGTTAAAGTTGTTGTAGCCGATGCTGTAGCTGATATTATGGCTGTTGGTGATAAAATTACAGCTTCAACTACTACTGATACTGTTGATGGAGCTGTTACTAGTGGTGTAAAAGTAGTTATGGATAATAATGTTGACACAAAAATGGCTGTAGGAGATCGAATTACAGCTGGTGATGATGCTGATGTAAATCATTTTCTTAATAGAACCGTAGTAACTGTTGCTGAGTTAAATCCAGATTCAGATAATGTTAAAGAGTTTAGTATGTCTGAAGCGGTTGCGCTTAGCGATGGTTTATCGTTAACGTTTACACCAAAATGTAATAGAAGTGAAACAACTGTAGTAGCTTTAAATCCAGATGGTGATAATACTTCTGAATTTTCAATGTCTCAAAACATAGGGCTTAGAGAAGGTGTTACTTTAAGTTTTAGTAATAGAAAAAATAAAAGATGGCCAGTTGATAATATAAATAGTCTTTCTCTTGGAGATAAAATATTACCTGGTACAAATGTAACTTCAGATTCTTTTATTACTAATTATGAAAACACAATTGTAATAAACGAAGGTTACGAAAATGAAGAAACAATAGTGCTAGACGCTGTTCCAGGTTTAGATACTAATAATCAAACACCAACTATTGTAAAAGGTGAAGTAACAGTACAACCTGGTAATATTATTTTCAATAAACAGCAAGCGCTTGCTCTTGGTGGAGACACAATTAATGTTATAGGTTATGGTTTAAATAAAGCTTTTTTAAATTATGGTTATGATTTAAGATTTACTGATCTTAAAATAGAGCTAACAGATGTAACAACAACAACAACTTCAGTGGTTAGTAATAGCACAACAGTTCCAGTTGCCTCTGTAAATGGTGTTTTACCAGGAACAACCACTGTTAGCGGTATAGGTATAGATCCATCAGTAGAAGATCCAACTATAAATAGTAGAAGTGTTACTAGTGGTGCTGGTAACATAGAGTTGAGCGCTGCTCAAACATTAGAAAATGGTGTTACTTTAACATACGCAAACGCTGGGCAAGTAGCAACTATAACTGGTAATATAGAAATAGTAAGTGCTGGTACCTCTAATCAAACTTTATATTTTGATTTAGAAAAACTACTATCTACTACATAAAAGTAAAAAAACAGTGAAAACTGTGATAATAAATAAATAAAAAGAATAATATGGCAAACGGAATAAATAATCCAAATTTCCCCGCTTATGGTTTTGGTTTTGATAAAGCTACATATAATCCATATGGAAGCTCAGAAACCCCAAGTAATTTTAGATTTTACGAAGATCAAGGTGCTAGCAACTTTTTTGGTTTTGATATGTTTAACCTACAATCACCCACGTCACAAGTTGTTCCACAACAAGCGGTATCACCACAGACATCTACTCAAACTTTTGGACAGGTGCAACCTTATGCTGGCGTAAGTTTACCTATGCAACAAATAGGAGGTGCGGCAGGCGCAGGAAGCATGCAAGCGATGCCAAGTAAAATGGAAATACCTAGCGCGTCTAGTACAGGTGGTAGCGGAATTGACTATGCAGCAAACATGTCTCCACAAGCAATGATGGGTGCAGCGCAGGGTGTGGGTGGTATACTGCAAGGTTTAATTGGTAGCACTAGAAGAAAAAACGAGCAAATAGCCGCTCAAGATGAGTATGATAAAATACTACAACAATACAAAGATTTAGATACTAGTAATTTATATGCTGATGTTGAAAACCAATATACTGGCATGGAAAACGTATACGAAGATTTAACAGTAAACAGACAGCAAGCAGAGTTTGAACGAGATATGTTTAGACAGCAGCAAGCAAATATCATGCAAGGTTTTTCTGCTGCCGCAGGCGGCTCTGGTATTGCTGGTTTAGCACAAGCGTTGGCAAATCAAGGTCAAATAGCTGCAAGACAAGCTGGGGCTAGTATTGGCGCTCAAGAATCTAGAATTAACATGTTAAGAGCTCAAGAAGCTGGTAGATTACAACAATTAGAAAGAACTGGTGAAGCGCAAGCTGAAGCTATGAGACTAGCTGGTGCTGAAAGAGCTAGAGGTTTAGAATATAGACAAACAGCGACACAACTAGGTATGTCACAACAAAGATTAGCACAAGCAAATATGGCTAGAGCACGAGCTCAAGCAGCTTTATATGGTGGTATAGGTAGTTTAGCTGGAACAGCTGCTATGGCTGCAATAGGAGCGGCGTAAAAACAATAAATTAATATGGCAAAAAAACAATCAATATCATATGGTCCTGATACAGCCTTAATAAGAGGTGAAGCAGATATAGCTAGATCAAAAGCTATGCTAAGCTCAGCTGGTGGAACTGCGTTTGCTCAAGGGCTTACTGGCGCTGTAATATCTGGTATACAAGAGCAAGAAAAAAGAAACTCTATTAGAGATGCTTATTTAGATGATTTAGGTGGTATAGATAATATCTACAAGCTAGAAGACGGTTTTAACAAAGAACAGGTTGGTACTTTTGTTAGATCAAAAAAAGATGAATATGCTAAAGCCGCTGACTGCTTTGCTAGAACAAAAGATCAAGGTTGTAGAGAGCAAATGGAAGAAATTAAATTTTCTTTTCAAAACTTAAACGCACAACTAGATGCTTATATGAGCGATAAAATACAATATAACACGGCTTATGATCAAGGTCAAATTGTAGATTTAAAAGATGACGATAAATATACTTACATGTATACTAATAATAGTAATTTTAGTATAGAAAGTAATGGTGATATTGGTTTTACTAGTAAAGGTAAATATGATAAGTATAAAGATGTTGTAGGTAAGTGGAACACTAGACAATATAAAACCGAAGCTAACGCTTTACAAGCTTTTTCAAATGCCACGAGAATAGGAGAGCAAGGTAAAAATTTTTTTAGAGACGATATAAAAAATGCTTTTGTTTACGAACTACAACAATCTGGTACCAGAGGCATACAAGTAATGGCTAAAACAGATTTAACTGGTGATAATCAATATGTTTTAGGAAAAGATAAAGATGGAAATCCAATATTATCTGGTAATCAGTCATTTGAAGCTATGTGGGATAATGGTTATTTAGATAAAAAGTTTTATCAAGAAATACCAAAAGGCTCAGATATTAGTTGGATGGATAAAAAAGAAAATAGTAATTTACTAGCTAATATGATAGCAGAGTATCATACTGATGTCGCTAACTACTATCATGATAAAGGTAGAAATGTTTTTAATACACAACAACAACAACAACAAAGTGTTAGAGCAGCTAATTTTATTATAGGCGGACAAACTTTTAACGCTCAAGATTTTAATAATTCATTTGTACCTTTTATAAATAAACTACAAACGCCTAGTGAAGGTGAAACTTTTGCATCACCAACAGGTATGAAATTTAAATATCAAAAAGGTAAATATTATGTTTACAATGTAAATACTAAAGAAATTGATAAGAGTTCGGCTATGTCATTTAACGAATTAGCAGTAGCTGATGGTTGGTCTAATTTTTTAACAGAAACTTCTGGTGAAGATCCTTTAAACCCAAATAATTAATATGTTTGAATTAAACGGCACAAGATACTCTAATGAAGACTTGCAAAATGCTGCAACTAAGTATAATATGGATTTTGATTCATACTTAGATACTATGAAGCAAAAAGGGTTGAAAGAAATAGATATTGAAGATACAGCTAGACAAACTGCTTTTGAAGCCGCGCCTAATATTAATGTAAAGTTAGGCTTGTTATTTGATAGCGGTGTTAAAATAATGAAAGATTTAATTACTGATCCTGAAGAGCAAAAAGAAACAGCAGAGGTTTTGAGTAATGTGGGTCCTGAAATGCTACGTAGAGGAATGAATACTTTTATGTACGACATACCAAACGCTATAAGACAAGCTTATAAAAGTGTTCGTTATGATGATTTATACGACGAAGAAGAGTTAAAGTATTTAAAAACTTTAGATCCTAATGCTACTTACGAAGAACCATCAGGTGATCCAACAGGTTTTAAAACAAATGCTGATAGGATAAAATATTTAGAAGGTTATAAATCTAGTTCGGCTGGTTTAGCAGAGCAAAAAGCAAATGAAAAAATAGTAGAAACTATAAAAAAATTAGAAATATCTGATAAATACTTTAGAAAAGACACCGGTGAAGGCATAGTTAAAGGTATAAAACAAGGTGATGCTTCAGATCTTATAGGTGGTATATTTAATGCGGGCGCTTCAACAGTTGAAACTGTAGTACCAGCAATGCTTACATACGGCACATCAATACCTTTTCAAATAACAGCACCAATGATTACAGATTATAATCGAAGAAAAGCTGAAAATATTTATGGTAAAGACGATCCTGATGCTATAAAAAAACTTTTTGATAATAGACAAGAAGAGCTTGCAGTTCCAGCTACGCTAGGATTGGTTGCTAGCTCTTTTGAATATGTAGGTTTTAGAGGTATAAGTAATTATATATTAGGCAAAGGAGCTAAAAACACTGCTGCTAAATTATTAATAACTGGTAACAAAGAAGGTTTAACTGAAATAGGACAAAGTGGCGTTGAAGAAGTTAATATAGCTAAAGCAGATGGTAAAGACGGTTTAGATTTAGCAAAAGCTTTTATAGATGGTGTTTTTAGTGAAAAAGGTATAGAAGCTTATTTAAATGGTTTTATTGGTGGTACTACAATGTCAGCTGGAGGTAGTATTGTAAATAGAGCTTTGAGAAGTGACAAAGCTAGTGTTAAAGAGTTTAATAATTTAGTTAATGATTATGCAGAATTTAGTTTTGCAAAAAATAAAACTACAAACAAAAAAGATCAAAAAATACTTGGTTTACAAATAAAAAAAATAGAACAAAAAATTAAAGATTTTGTTTTAAATAAAAGAAAAATTGCTGATATTTTAAACGAAGATCAACAATCATCTTTAATAGATCTTATGAATCAAAAAGATCAAAATGACTCTGATATACAAAATCTACAAAAACGCTTACAAGATAATCAAATAACAAGTAAAGATGCTGGTTATATTCTTAGAAGTTTAAATAACGAAAATAAAAGAATAGCAGAACAAGTAGAGTTAATTAATGAATCCGCTAAAGAACAGTTATTACAAACTGGACTTGAAGTAGCAAAAGAAGAAGGAGAAAAAGTTGGTCTAAAACAAGAGTTGTTTGAAACTAAAGAGCAATATGCGGCTTTGTTTGGTAGAAAAGGATCAAAAAAATACAAAGAAGCTCTGAATGTTGATGGCCACATATCTGATGATGGTAAAACATATTTTGTTAACATGCAAACCGCAAGAGAAGCTGGAGCCATAGGAGTTGGTTCTCACGAGTTGTTACATGGTATTATTGGTAGATCTTTTAGCAAGTTAGACTCTGAGGCTAAAAAAAGACTTAATGAAAATTTTTTAAACTTACTTAGTAAAAGAGATAAAGAAGCTGTATTAAACAGATTAGAAAACTCTTATAGTATAACTGGTGACGAAGTATTTACAACTGAAGAGTTATACACTGCTTTTTCCGACGAAATAATAGATGGTGGAGTTAAATTTAACGAAGGTGTTTTTGGTAAAATAAAAAATTCTTTTGAAGAAATACTAAGGCAGTTAAGCTCTGCAGGTTATTTTGGAGAACAAAGTTTTTTATACAGAAAAGAATTTAGTAACGCAAGACAAGCCTATAATTTTGTAAAAGATTATTCTTTAACAATCAAAAAAACAGGTAAAGTTACAGAAAGAGCTAAAGAGTTTGCTAAAGTAGACCCAGGTGCTGAGGGTCAAAGACAGTCAAGATCAACACCTCTAGAAGCTATAAACAAACTTATACCAGATAATGTAAAAACGCAAGAAGACTATTACGCTATTCTTAATGATCCTAGATTAGCTAAGCAAGCTGGTGTTGAAAGAATTTTAGATACAAAAGGTAACTTAGCGCCTGTTATAGAAGCGTATATTAAAAGCAGATCTACATCATCTGATATGGCTCGTGAAAATATAAAAGCCGTTAAAGATAGATTAGTTAATTTTGATCCTAATGCTAAACGAGCAGATGGATCAATTGTAGGCCCAGAAGGTTTTGGTGAATTTATATTTGCTAACGCTAATTTTGGTAAAATGGTTGCGGCTAAAGAATTAGCTATTAAAGCCGAAAAAGAAAAGAAAACAACCGCTATAGACACTAAAGAGGCTAGAGAAATAGAAGATACAACACCAACTGAAACAACTCAAGTAGATCAAAAAGATGTTAAACTTAGAAAGTTAAATAATTTTGATATTGAACTTGAAGATGGTTTGGTTGACGCTGAAATAATCGCTGAAGTAGAAGCTTTAATAGAACAAAACCCTTCTGATTTAGAGGTACGTATGGAAAAACTTATATTGAGTGACATACGTAAAAAACTTGATAATGCTGTAGGTAAAATTGAAAAACAAATAAACCCTAAGACTGGTAAAAAAGAAGGTGATCCAAAACCAAGTGTTGAATACGAAAAATTTATACGGAATGAATTTCAGGAAATAGTAGACGGATTAGGTATTGCTACTATAAGAAAGGCTTATAAACCATTTTTTAAACAAGAAAAAACTGGTAGAAAAGATTATAAAAATATAGATCCTGTTACTGGTGTGGTTAGTAACTATAGAAAAGATACTTTTAGTAACAAGGCTAGTAAACCAGACTTTATAAAATACTTTTTACAAGGTAAACCAGGTGTTTTAAGAGAAAGAAGAACCGCTTTATTAAGACGTATAGCTAAAAGAAAAGCTGATACAGCTATAGACAAGTATATAGAATCAAATTCTGGTAATATAGAAGCAGTTTTAGAAGCTAAACTTAGACAAATATCTGATACTGCAAAAAATATACAAAACGAGCAAGTAAGTTTTGATGCTGTAAAATTTAGTGTGACTGTTAAAAAACAAGTTAACGATTATTATGGTGATAATGGTGTTGGTATTTATTTTAATAAATATGGTAAATTTCAATCAAAAGGACATGCGTTAGAGCAGGTAATAATAGACTTGTTAGAATCATACAACTTACCAACTAAATATTTAAAATTAGGTGTTAAATACGCTACAGAGAAAGGTGGTCTTGCTGATATTAACTTAGAGGTGTTAGGCGAAGCATTAAGAATAGAAGTTAAATTAAATGAAAGCGTACCTATGGGTAGTGTTACTGCTTCTGCTTACAATTTAAAAACAAGAGTTCTTGAACTAGCAAAAAGCTCTATGGATAAAAGCTTGCCTTTTGACCAAATAATAGAATTAGTTCATGACGATATAGTTAATCTTGTTGAAGTTTATAATGGAAAAGTGACCGCTTACAATAATAAAAACGGAACTAACGAGCCTTTAATGGATACTGAAAATCCTACAGGACACGCTATGGTTGAGTCTATATATAACGAAATGGTTGCAGAAGGTGTTACTGGTAAAATATTTAACAAAAGCTTTTTTCCTTCACCTAATGCTCAACCGTTAATAGACCATTATTTAAATAAATTTGCTGGCGCTGTAAAAGCAATAGAAATATTTGGTAAAGGTTTGTATTCTTTTGTTCCAAATTCTGTTCTTGGACCTAACGTGCCTTACATATTAAACATGGCTAGAATAGAAACACACGTAAGGGTTTTTAATTCTGGAGCTAAAGATACTATGGCAGATAGAACTAGTAACGTAAAAGTAATGAGAAAAGGCAAAATGCAAAACGATAGGTATGTTCGCTTTACTTTACAGTTTCAAAACAAAATGCTTAAAAACTCTTTAAAAACACCTAAAAAAGCTGTTAGCTTAACAAGAAAAGAAGACATGTTGCTTAATCTTGTAGTGCCAACTAAAGAAAACTTACAAGGTAGTTTAGTTTTAGATAAAAGTATTAGATTTTCTAGATCTGCTAAAAATCCATCAAAAGGTATTACTGTTTTAGATTTTGACGATACTTTAGCTACTACAGAGTCTTTAGTTAAATACACAAAGCCTGATGGAGAAACAGGAACTTTAAATGCTGAGCAATATGCTAGTACATATGAAAGCTTATTAGATCAAGGTTACACGTTTGACTTTTCAGATTTTAATAAAGTTGTAAAAGGTAAGTTAGCACCTTTGTTTAATAAGGCTATGAAGCTACAGGGTAAATTTGGTCCTGAAAACATGTTTGTATTAACAGCTAGACCACCTAGAGCTCAAAAAGCTATATTTGATTTTTTAAAAGCTAACGGTTTAAATATACCTTTAAAAAATATAACTGGTTTAGGTAATAGTACTAGTGAAGCTAAAGCACTTTGGATAGCTAATAAAGTTGGTGAAGGTTATAATGATTTTTATTTTGCTGATGATGCTCTACAAAATGTACAAGCTGTTAAGAACATGTTAGATCAATTTGATGTTAAATCAAAAGTTCAACAAGCAAGAGTTAAGTTTAGCCAAACATTAGACAAAGGCTTTAATGATATACTTCAAGACGTAACTGGAATAAAATCAGAAAAAAGATATTCACAAGCTAAGGCAAGAAAACGTGGTGAAGGCAAAGGTAAGTTTAGATTTTTTATACCACCATCACACGAAGACTTTGCTGGATTACTTTATAACTTTATGGGATCAGGTAGGTTAGGTAATAAACATAGGGACTTTTTTGAAAAAGCTTTATTAAAACCACTAAATAGAGCTTATACTGAATTAAACGAGGCTAGACAAGCAATAGCAAACGATTACAAAAGCTTGATAAGACAGTTTCCTGAAATGAGAAAAAAATTAACAAAGAAAACTCCAGATGGTGATTATTACTATTCTGATGCTGTTAGAGTTTATTTGTGGAATAAAGCAGGTTTTGATATTCCTGGTATGTCTGAAACAGATATAAAAGAATTAACTGATTTAGTTACTAGTGATATAGAGCTACAAGCTTTTGCAGAGTCTATAGGTATAATATCTAAACAAGAACAAGGTTACGTAGAGCCAAGTGAGCACTGGGAAACAGGTGATATAAGAACTGATTTAGCTGATGCTACTGGTAGAGTTGGTAGAAAGCAATTTTTTGGTGAATTTATAGAAAACTCTGATATAATATTTAGTAAAGAAAATTTAAATAAAATTGAGGCTGCTTATGGTAGAGATTTTAGAGAAGCTTTAGAAGATATTATATATAGAACTAAAAACGGTACAAATAGAACTGTAGGTAAAAACAGAACTGTAAATAAATTTTTAGATTATTTAAACGGATCTATTGGTGCTACTATGTTTTTTAACGCTAGATCTGCTGTGCTACAAACTATATCTACAGTTAACTTTATAAACTTTGGTGATAACAACATATTTAAAGCTGCTAAAGCTTTTGCTAATCAAAAACAGTTTTGGCAAGACTTTAGTATGATATTTAACTCAGACATGTTGAAACAAAGAAGAGCTGGAACAGCGTTTGATGTTAACGCCGCCGAGTTATCTACTGCTGTAGCTAAATCAAAAGAACCTGTAAGAGCTGCTATTAGACATTTATTACAAATAGGTTTTTTACCTACACAAATTGCTGATAGTTTTGCAATATCATTAGGTGGTTCTGCTATGTATCGTAATAGATTAAATACTTATTTAAAACAAGGTTTATCACAAAAAGAAGCTGAAACTAAAGCTTTTAATGATTTTCAAGAAGTAGCTGAGTCAACTCAGCAGTCAGCTAGACCAGATAAAATATCACAAGAGCAAGCTTCACCGCTTGGCCGTATGATACTAGCGTTTCAAAATACACCATCACAATACGTTAGATTAATTAAAAAGGCTGGTTTAGATTTAATTAATAGAAGAAAAACACCACCTTATAAAAATCAAGTAAACAGTGATATGTCTAATGTATCTAAAATAATATATTACGGAGCTGTACAAAACGTTATATTTTATGGTTTACAAACAGCTTTGTTCGCTATGATGTTTGATGATGATGAGCAAGATGAAGAGTTTTTCTCAAAGAAAAGAGATAGAATAATAAGTGGTAGTATAGATACAATATTAAGAGGTATGGGCGTTGGTGGTGCTATAGTATCTACTATTAAAAATACAGCTAAAAAATGGGCTGAACAGCAAGGTAAAGGTTGGGGTAAAGAAGACAATGCTTTAATGATGGAGATGTTACAGTTATCACCACCAATAGGTATTAAAGCTAGAAAACTTAGTAGCGCTGAAAAAACTTATGATTACAATAAAAAAGTAATAAAAGAAATGGAAACTTTTGATATTGATAATCCTATATGGGGCGCTGTAGGTAACGCTGTTGAAGCTACTACTAATATACCACTAGCTAGGTTGCATCGTAAAGTAACTAACCTGCGACAAGCTGCTAACTCAGAAAACGAATGGTGGCAAAGGCTAGCTATGGCTTTAGGTTGGAGTCAATGGGATGTTGGTGTTAAAAATGAAGAAGTTGAAAAAGTAAAAGAAAGTATTAAAAAACAAAAGAGTAATAGAAAATCAAAAGGTTTTAAAAATTTTAAATTTAAGTAAACAATTAAAAAAATAAGTGATAATAAAAAGATGGTAAGAAGACTAATAATATTGCTACTATTTATATCTAATATAGTAGTAGCTCAACAGTTTGGAGTTGAAGACGTTAAGAAGATGTTAAAGTTTTCTACGTTCTACGCCGCTGTCAATGGTGGGACATCACTTTCTGACGTTGATATATTTTCTGTAGATAATGGTTTATCTACACAAACTATTTCAACTCCTTATGATTATAATTTTACCATAGGTTTACGTAAGATAGCGAGGTTTGGCTATGAAAATAAAGCGCAAACATTTTATGATGGAACGGAATCTAATTACAGTGACGCGGCCACTGTCGGTAAGATTAGAGGAGTTGAATACTTATTTGAGGTTGATTACAAAAGGCAAGAAGGTGTAGACTATATGGATCAACACCACTTTATTAGATTTAGCTCTGATGATGGCTGTGCTGATGAGTTATGTGTGAACTTCTTTGCTTTAAAATTAGAATACTTAGAAGATGGTTTTGCAGATATAAAATACTTTGAAGCATCTGAAAGATATAGACAGCGTAAAGGTAAACATTTATCTTGGAACGCAGGGTTAACACATCGACTTGCAGAGCCATACGGCTACAATGCGTTAGATGAGTGGATGTTAGATAATGGTAATATACATTACACTTATTTAGCGTTACAAGAAGGCTACGAAGTTGATGTGTATAGCAACGAATACTACAACCCAGCTGGTGAGCTTGTAGCTACTAGCGCAGAAGTTTGGGAAGCAGTTGTTATACCGCAAGTACTATCTGATTACACACAAAAGAAGAGAAACGAATTAAAGAAAACAATACAGCACTCAGTTGTTGTAGGTTTTGATTACTACAAATATTCTAAAAAAACATGGTTACACGCTTGGGGTAGTTTAATGCCTTGGCACTATGATGATGGTAGCGAGTTTAGTTATCATAACTATGTTGATGGCCAATGGTATGATTACTCAGGTGGTTTAATATACGGAATAAAACAAAATAAACAACTAGGATATTTTATAGAGGGTAAATATAATAAGTACTGGAACAGAGAGTGGTACGACTTTAAATTAGGAATGAATTATACTATATTTTAACATGGCAAAAGAATTAAACGAAGATACTGGGTTTAACGTAAGTATTAAAACTTTAATAGCTATAGGTTTTGCTATGGCAACTATAATAGGCATGTGGTTTGCTTTACAAGCTGATATTGCTGAAGCAAAAGAGTTGCCAGCACCATTACCACCAGATGTTACTCGTATGGAGTTTGATATGAAAGATCAGATGATTCGTAATACTATTATGACTACGCAATCTGATGTTGAAGAAATAAAAGAAACACTAGAAAAAATAGAAGATAAACTTTATAATAGGTAATGAAAAAATTATTATTTATACTTTTTTTATTTTGTAATAGTGCTTTTGGTCAAATAAAAGCAACTCATTTTAATGCAGAGTGGAATAAAAATAACGCAGCCGCTTGGTTTATGGATCTTGAAGACTGTAAAACTAAAGGACATGTTGATATAGCTAAAAATCCTGACATGGCTACAAAGCATAAAATAGCAGTTATACCTACTATTATTATATTTAAAGATGGTGAAGAAGTTGCTAGGTTTCAAGCTGATTTAAGTTTTAAAATGGTAGCAACAAAAGAAGAAGTGCAAGAAGAAATAGATAATCAATTAATGAGTGATTTTTAATATGATAAAAATATTATTTATATTACTTTTGTTTTTAGCAGGTTGTTCTGTTCCTGAAAAAATTACAGAAAAAAAAGAAAAAGATTGTTGTATAAAACATTTATAAAAATAAAACTATGAAAAAATTTATATGTGAAATATTATGTAAAATAAGTTTTGGTACAATTTGTATAGGTGCTTGTGACGAAAATTGTTGTTGTAAGTAATGTGGAGCTTATTTAAAGATAAAAACGAAATAAACGAAAAGAACATAGTTGGATTTGCTTCTTTTGTAGTTATGGTGTTGTTTGCTATAGCAGATTTAGTAACTAGTTTTATATTCGTAGATGGAGAGTTAGTAATTAACGAAGTAATATATAATTCATTTGTATGGGTAACACTAGGATGTTTTGGTATTAGTTCGTTTGAAAAAGTAAAAAACAAATAAAATGCCTGGAAGCGAGCGACAAAATAGTATGTTTGAAAAAACAAAAGGATATATTCAAGGAGATAATCCTTTTCCTGTCACTAGTTGTGGTCGTAGAAGAAACGATGGATCACCTTTATTTGCAAAAGCAGAACCTCGTAGAACTATAGGTAGAGGTAAAAACTTTAATAAAGTAGCTAAAGATAAAAAAGCTAGAGGCGGTGCCGCGGGTGGCGGTATGACTGAAAAAGGTGTAAAAGAGTATAGACGTAAAAATCCAGGTAGTAAATTAAAAACAGCGGTAACAGGAAAAAATCCTTCAAAAAAAGACGCGGCAAGACGTAAGTCGTTTTGTGCTAGATCAAAAAGTTGGAAAAGCGAGAGAGGTTTAGCTGCTAGGCGTAGATGGAGATGTTAAAAATAAAAAATTATGAACAAACAAAAACTAAAAAAAATATCAAAAGAGCTTAAAAAAGCTAGTAATTTACATGCTGGTCAAGCTAAAAAAATAGATAGTATGTTGAAGATGAAGAAAAAAACATCTCCAGCTTTAGTAAAACTAACAGCTAGTTGTAAAGCAGCTGCTAAACGTAAATTTAAAGTTTATCCTTCTGCGTATGCTAATATGTGGGCTGCTAAAACGCAGAGACAAGGTAAGTGCTAATGTTTACGCAAGATAATAATCCATTTAAAAAACGTATGGGTGATTTTAAGCACTCAGACGCGCCAGATGCTAAAGGTAAATTTAAAACATTATCACCTAGTAGATTAGCTACATTTATAATAAAAACTCGTAAAACTTTAGCTAGATCAATAGCTAGTTTAAATCAACAAATAGTTTTTAATCGTAAAAAAAATCCTAGTTATGCTGCTAAAATGAGAAAAACTCAAGAAATAGTTAGAAAACGTTTAGGTAAAAAGAAAAATGAGTAAAGCATATAGAGGTGTTTTAAAAGCTAGGATAAATAAAGTTTATGGTGGTGATGTAACTGTAAATAAGTGTAGACGTTTAAAAGCTCGTAAAGGAGCTACAGCTAGAGATAAACAATTGTGTAATTGGTTTATAAACATGCAAACTAATAGACCCTCACCTGCTAAACGTAAAGATCCTATAGTTGGTACTGGTAAAAAACCTAAAGGTAGTGGTAGACGTTTATATACAGATGAAAATCCAAAAGATACTGTAAGTATTAAGTTTGCAACACCTAGTGACGCTAGAGCCACTGTAGCTAAAGTTAAAAAAATAAATAAGCCTTATGCCCGTAAGATACAGATATTAACTGTAGGGGAGCAGAGAGCAAAAGTAATGAAAAAAACACAAGTTGCAGCAATATTTAAAAGAGGTAAAGAAGCAATAAGAAAAGCGAGAAAAAATGTTTAAAGATTTTGACATATCAAGTTTTAAAAAAATGAAGCCACCAGGTGATAATACATTTGATACTTCACAAGAAATTAAAGCGCTTACTAAAATACCTTTAAAAAAAGATTTTGTAAAGAAGTTTGACAATATAGAGTCTGCATTTGCTAAAACTGCTAAAGATAATAATGTAGAAAACTACGATAAAAAAATACCAGCTAAACTTATAAAAGAGTCTGCGCCAATAATATTAGAATTAAAAAAACATTTTAA